TACGTGATCACATGTTTGCAGCACTAGAAAGACTTAATGATGAGTCTTTAACAAATGAACAGATTAAAGAAGAGGTTGACAAGGCAAAAGCTATCAGCTCAATTGGATCTGTTATCATCAACTCAGCTAAGCTAGAGGTGGACTTTATAAAGGCTACTGGTAGGATAGACTCTGACTCTGACATCTTTAAGAATATTGACCAAAAGAAGCTATCATGATAGAAAAAATCAAATACATGATTGAACTCCACAACCTAACCAGTGGTGGTAGACAAAGAGACTTAGTATACAAGAGAGACTATATTTTCTCTGAGCTGTTTAAACTTAACTTCAACCTATGCGAAATTGGTAGAATGCTTGACAAACATCACGCAACTGTATTAAATGGACTAAGAATAGACAAGCAATTCCAAAACTTTGACAAGATTTATGATGATGCTATAGCACCAATTAAGGACTATCTCTATCCTAGTGATGCATCCATTGAGCTACCTAAGTACTCTATTTTTGAGGATGTTATGAAGTGCAACAACACTACAGATTTAAAGATCATTAAAATGAGGATAGAGAATGATCAGTACTTAGAGCGTGACAAGTGACAACTCTTCTTATGGGGGGTAGCTAGCTTTTTAAAAAAAACAAGGGGGACACCCCCAAAAAAAGTTGTCTAGTTGTCACGCTTTTGCTGTAACTCAATACCAGTATAGCTTATAGGCGTGACAACTAGTTTTGAAGTTGTCCCATAGTTGGCACGTTTGTCACGCATTTGGATAATTAAAAATTATTATTACATTTGCAAAGGGGTTGTCGGAGGCATCCACATAAAAAGTTTTCTTGCTACTTTTCCCCTTCTTTTTTTTTTAGCAAGAATAAAAACAAGAGTTATGAAAAAAATATCTGTATTTAAATCACTTTTTAAGTCAAAAGAGACACCATTCAATCTCAATCCAGCTGAGGTAGTTGCAAGAATAAGGTTAGGAACTCCAGAACTTATTGAAAAAATCAATCTAATTAGGTCAGTAGATAAGAAAGACCCAAGATATTCAGCATCAAAAAAAGAACTAAATGCAATTATGTTTAATGGTACATTCTCTGAAAGAACTGCCAAAGGATTGATTGATCACTCAGGTCTTTGTGTCTTAGATTTTGATGGATATCCTTCTACTGAGATAATGAAAACTGAAAGAGAAAGATTGATTAATGACCCCTATGTAGTGATAGTATTCACTTCTCCTGGTGGCAATGGACTAAAAGCTGTCATAAGAATACCTGAGTCAACTGCTGTAGAACATAAGAGAAGGTTTCTTGCTTACTCTGAATACTTTAAGTCTGACTATTTTGACTCAAAGAATCAAGATGTTAGTCGAGTATGCTTTGAATCTTATGACCCTGAGGTGTATTTTAATGAGTTTTGTTTAGTATTTGAAGGAATTACACAAGATAAAGGATTTGAATACATTGAGAAGCCTCCAGTGTGCATACTGCAAGATGAGAATAAGAAGCTAGAATTGATTGAAAAGTTTAAATTCAAGACTTCATTCTCAGATGGTAGTAGAAATTTCTTTATTTTTGAACTAGCATGCTGTCTATGTGACTATGGTATTAATCAAGATGTAGCTGAGCAGTATCTTTACAATAAGTACACTACAAATGAAGACTTTACCCATTCTGAAATGCTATCAGCTATTAAGTCAGCTTATAAAAAGAGCAACTTTAACAGCAAGTACTTTGAGGATAGATTAACAATTGACAGAATCAAGCTAAAAGTTAAGAATGGAGTAGATGATGAGCAAATAAAGAAAGATCACAACATAACTACAGATGTTCTAACTGATATAAAAGAGGATAGTGGTAGTGATGACATCTTTTGGACTGTATCTAAAAAAGAGATAGTAACAATTGAGCCTTTAAAATATAGTAATTTCTTAGTAAAAAATGGATTTAACAAGTTTTATCCTGAGAATGCTGAGAAACCTACATTTGTAAGAGTCATTGAGAATAAAGTTAGGTTGTCTTCTGTAGATCAAATCAAAGACTTTGTGCTTACCTATCTAATTAAGAAGGGACAAATTAACATTTGGAATCATTGCTCTAGGTCACCTTATTTATTCTCTGAGAATCATCTTAACATGATTGACTCAGTTAGTCTTAAGATGTTGCAAGATGGTCATGACTGCTCATATCTACCATTCCTAAATGGTGTTGTTAAAGTTACTAAGGATGAGTCTAAGATGTTAAGCTACATTGATGTTGATGGCTATATTTGGGAGAATCAAATAATAAATAGAGAATTTCACCTGGTCAATGACTTTGCTAATGACTTCTTAGACTTAGTGCAAAAAGTATCTAATAATGAGACTAAGAGAATAGCTGCACTACAATCAACACTAGGTTATTTAATTCATGGCTATAAGGATAGAACAAATCAAAAGGCAATTATCTTTAATGATCAAGAAATAGATGAGAATCCTAATGGAGGTAGTGGTAAGTCCTTAATGTTGACAGCTTTAAATCACATTAGAAAGACAGTCAAGATAGATGGTAAGCTATACAATCCTACTAAGTCAGATTTTTTATATCAAAGAGTCAATTTAGATACTCAGATTCTAGCATTTGATGACGTTGTTAAGAACTTTAATTTTGAGCAATTATTTATGATAGTATCTGAAGGAATCACTGTCAATCGCAAAAATAAAGATGAGGTGTTTATACCATTTGAAAGGTCACCTAAGATAGTCATCACTACTAACTATGTTATTCAGGGTGCTGGAGGTAGTCATGATAGAAGAAGACATGAAATAGAGTTCTTTCAGTATTTTAACTCTACTAACTCCCCCCTTAAGCATTATGGCAAGCTATTATTTGACCAATGGAGCACAGATGACTGGCTAAGATTTGACAATTACATGATAAAGAATCTACAGCTATACTTAAGAGAAGGACTTACTAAGTCAATAGGAATCAATGCTGATGCAAAAAGATTTATTCAAGCTACTAGCAAGGACTTCTATGACTTCATTAGTGAGAATGAACTTGTTAAAGATGTCATGTACTATAACAGCGAATTATTAAGCTCATTTGAGGTAGATTACAATTATAAAGACATGACTCCTCAACGTTTCTCTAAATGGCTACTTGAGTATGCTAAGCATAAAGGCTATAAAATAACAAAAGATAAAAATCACAAAGGTAGATACATAATTTTTTCAGAACTATGATAATAAATTACAATCAAGAAGAACAATGGAGGTCTAAGAGACTTCAAAATGTTAAAAATAAAATAGAAAGCTATTGCTTTGATGAAGAAATCTTTAGCATAACTGACCATAAAGGCACACTAGAGGTAGACTGGATGACTCCTAATCCACATAAATTATTTATAAATTTAATAAAAGAATTTTGGGAGCTTGAGAATGAGCACTTAGTTGAAAATTATTACAAATCCAAAGCAATATGACCAAAGAAAACAAAGCAAAACTCAAAGCATTAGAGCTTGAGATAATGATGGCTAAGTCATCAATGAATCCTAACTATCTACCATCTACAGATTGGTCAGATAACTCAGCAAACAGCCTGACAAAGTCAATAATCTTTTACATCAATGCTACTGGCAATCAAGCTGAAAGAATAGGCAATCAAGGACAATACAGAGAGGGTGCTAAGATTCAAGTAGGAACTGGCGAGATAGCCTACACAAAGCAGTTGCCAGGTAAGTGGACACCAGGACAAGGCACTAAGGGCACAGCTGACATCTCAGCTACTATCAATGGCAAGTCAGTCAAGATCGAAGTGAAGTATGGTAAAGATAGACAATCAGAAGCACAGAAACAGTATCAGCAAAAGATAGAAACAGCCAAAGGGATCTACTACATTGCTAGAGACTTTGACACATTTGTTGAATGGTATAATACTTTGACACAATGAAAGACAGAAACTATGATTGGTGGATTTATCCATTTTTAGGCATACTTTTTTGGTATGTAGTTATTCACTTTATAATAAAATATTGGTAAAATGCTGAAAATAGGAGATAAAATAAAAGATACAGAAGATAGTGACTGCTACTTTGTAGGTGAGGTAGTCAAGCTCAATACATTTGGTGGAGTTGAGCTATACAAAGTAACTCAGGTCATTTGGAATGGTGAAGACTATACAGATGATGATTACATTGGACAGATAATTGAGCCTAAATGGTGGTATATTCAATTATTTTAATAAAAATAGTTGCACAACTAAAAATTATTATTACATTTGTAAACAATTAAAAACAAATACATGCAAACAGAAGTAACCAAAGTGCCATTGTGGACTAAGATTCACAAGGCAAAGATGAGCATTGGCAAGGTTGTTAAGAACAGCACCAATCCTCACTTTAAAAAAAGCTATGCTGACATAAACGCATTGCTAGAAACAGTTGAGCCTATCCTACATGAGAATGGATTACTGCTCCTACAACCTATCCATGACAAAGTTCTGAGCACTCAGATAATTGACATTGAGACTGGTGAAATGATTGAGTCATGGTTGACACTACCTGACAACATTGATCCACAAAAAATGATTGGAGCTACTACCTACTACCGTAGAGCGACACTACAATCACTATTGAGCCTTCAAGCTGTAGATGATGATGGTAATAGTGCTAGTGCATCAGCTAAGCCATCACTTACAGATGACAGATTCAAAGAAGCTCTTAAGTCAATTGAGTCAGGAAAGTACACAGCTGAGAAATTGAAAGCAGATTTCACTTTAACCAAAACACAATTACAAGCATTATGAAATGGCATCCATCATCACTAGGTAAACTTATGACTGAGTCACGCACTAAGTCAGAAGTACTAAGTCAGACTACTAAGTCTTACATCGCATCTAAGGCAAAAGAGGACTTCTTTGGCTATAACTCTTTTATCTCTACAAAGGCAATGCAGAAAGGCACTGACTGGGAGCATGAGTCTATTGAGCTAGTCAATCAGGTGAGAGACACATTCTATATCAAGAATGGAGATACTATTGAGAATGACTGTCTAATCGGTACACCTGACATCATTCTAGACAATTCAATTATTGATATTAAGACTTCATGGTCACTTGAGACTTTCCCAGCTATCTCAGTAGAAGGAATTAATAAAGATTATGAATGGCAATTGAGAGGCTACATGATGCTATGTGATAAGGCATCAGCTGAGCTAATCTACTGCATGATTGATACAGATGACTTCTTGCTTTCTGACTGGGATAATAAATCTATCCACAAGGTATCTCACATTGACCCTAAGAAACGAATCACAGTACTTCAGTACGAACGTAACATTTTAACAGAAGAGTCCATTAGAGAGCGTCTTTTAGCTTGTACTGAGTACTACAATGAATATTTTGTGGAATTAAACTGTAAATAATGGAAAAATCCTATTTCATTATTGAGTCAAGCCTAGAAAATCTCAAGTATGCTAGATACTCAGCTAAGACATTCAACAAGTCAGGTCATGACTATTGTATCTTAGTCACAGATAACATTGACCAGCTAGATGTTAAGAAAGTAAGTAAGGAGGAATTTAATAATTTAAACAATAAAAAATGATTGAACTAAACAAAACGTACAAGAACCTAACTAGAGAACAGTTAGTGATGCCAATCTCAGATAAGGCTGGCATGGTGGTTTATCAAGTAACTAAGCCTACTACAGATAACCCAATGAATGAATTTAAGTGCACAACTGCACGTTTTTTAAACCTATATAAATTAGAAAAATGAATCAAGATTTTAAAAAGTCAGTAGACTTATGGATTGAAGGACAAGAGTTTTTAATTGAAGAGCTACATTTAAAGAAAGAATTTACAATTAACAATATTGAGTTAGCTAAAAAACAACTTAAAAATGTAAAAAAAGCTATCAAGCATGAAGAGAAACAATTAAGTAATTATATCAAAAACAAATAAAATGACAGAAAAAGAATTTTACCAACATGCAATGCTTGCAGCAATGCAAGGTTTGTTATCTGCAATCGGAAATGGCTATGAAGCTGAGTACGTACATCCTCATTCAACTGTAGCAGCTATGGCTGATGAGTATGCAAAAGCTCTAACAATAAGAGCAGAGATTGAAGTACAGAAAATGAGACTTGAAAATTCATTTGAAGAGA